TCAACCTAAAATTATTCACGGAACTGTAGATAAAATTCGTGAATGGGATAGCAAGGGTTTCAAAATCATTCTCACTACTGGCAGAAAAGAAAGTTTGCGTGATGTTACAGTCAAGCAGCTTTCTTATGCTGGTATTGTTTATGATCAATTGGTTATGGGCATTGGTGGTGGATCTAGAGTTCTTATTAATGATTTAAGAGCTAATGGAGATCAATCAGCTTTTGTTTATCAACCTAAGCGAAATGAAGGCGTGGGAGGAATAGAATTATAATGTATCCAGAATTTAAAAAGTTTGTGAACTTAATTGGTCACGATATTACAATTTCAGGACACGCTACATTGCCTAGATGTGAAGATCCTTGCCGAATAGAAACCAAGCAAAGAATTGTTGCTTATTTGTCTGGAATTCCTATTGCTGAAACTCACTTTGAAAAAATTGTAAATCTTCCTGATTCTGAAGATGGTGTTTATTACATTGTTAGCAGAATTGTAATGGACTTTGTTCCATTTGATCGTGAAGATGTATTTAGTGTCGATACTGGCCCAACAGCAATTCGTGATCAAAGTGGTCAAGTTGTAGCAGTTACTCAGTTATCGCTATGAGTGATCCAGAATTTATTGAGTCCATTGAATGCAAAGAAATTGCAGAAAAGCTCGTTTCTAAATATTATCCGTTTTTAGGATATGTAAATTTAGATCTAGTTCATTTTGTAGAGATGGATGGATATAAAGGAAAGAATGCCCCGCCATATATTATGTCGGGGCTAACTCAATCTTGGGCTAGGGGAATTTTACAATCTCTTGGAAATGGAAAAGTTTACTGTCTTGGTGTGTGGTCTGACTTGTGGGAAGAACTAGAACAATCTAAAAAAGAATGGATTATTTTCCGTTGTCTTTATTCGATAAGTCCCTCATTAGATGGTAAAATTCGTACATTCGATGTTCAAGATTATGGCTTTATTACAGAATATTTTGTTAGGTCTGGGTTTGGTCCTTATTGGATGTCGAAGGAAGGTTTGCCCTCTCTTTTAGAAGGTTCTCACGCCTTATCTCTTATATTACCGATGGAAGATGATGATTAGTCAAAGCTATTACAATAAGTATCGCCCTAAAACATTCAAAGATATAAAGGGTAGTAAATCAGCAGAAATTCTTGAAATTCAAATTAAGAACAACAGGACTACTCACGCCTATATTTTTGCTGGACCTCCTGGAACTGGTAAGACAACTCTTGCTCGTGTTGCTTCTGCCCATCTTCTTTGCAATGATGATCAAGAAGATTTAAAAGATATGGTATTGAGTGATGAGCATCCTGATGTTTATGAAATCAATTGTGCTGTAAATAATGGCGTTGATCATATCCGAGAAAATGTAGTTCAATTATCTCGTCTTGCACCAACACTAGGCAAATATAAGATTTTCATTCTTGATGAAGCTCAAATGCTAACCACTCAAGCTCAAACATCTCTTATCAAGCTTACTGAAGAACCGCCAGCATATGTAAAGTTTTTCTTTTGCACTACTGATCCTCATAAAATTCTTCGTGCTATCCATACTCGCTGTCAGACATTTTTGATGAAGAAGTTGACTAAACAAAATTTAGTTGAATTACTAACAGAAGTTTGTGAGAAAGAAAATCTTATTTTTGATGAAGAGGCATTAGATCTTATTGCTACTGATGCTGAAGGTAGTGCTAGAACTGCATTATCAATTCTTGAGCAAGCTTCTTACAAAGATATATCTGAAGAAAACATCAGAGAATTGCTTGATAGATCACCAAAACAGCTTGCAATTGATCTTTCTTATGCAATTATTAATGAAGATTTTGCTAATACATTTAGATTAATTCAATCAGCCAACGCAGAAGGAAGAAATTTAGGTAATTTATTATCAGAAACATCACAAATCTTCATTACTGCTTTTAAGTATATTGTTATAAAAACAAAAAAGGTGGAAAGAGATGAGGATATAGAAAATATAGCCAAGTCTGTTGATACTTTGTTGCTTATAGATATCGCAGAACAATTGTATAATATTTCAAAAGATATAAGGCAAACTGTCTCAGAGGATATCGTTGCAACTACTGGTGTCCTCAAAATTATAGAAAAGTACGCAAATAGGGAAAAGGCGTAAAAAGAAGTTTTTTAATGAATTATGCCTTCGGGAGTTTTGATGGCAACCGAAGATTTCAGAATAGTCAGAATAGTAAATAGAGCTAAAGCAGGAAACCAAGCAGCCTTTAAAAAGTTGCTTAAGATGGTAGAACCAGATCTCAAGAAGATTGCACCACACTTTTTTATAGTCGGCGGAGACAGAGAAGATGTAATGCAAGAATTGAGATTAGGTGTATTTAAAGCGGTAAATTCCTACGATTGCACTAAAGACACAACATTCAAGAACTTTTGCGTAAATTTAGTCTGTAAAAGACATCTTGCAACAGCTATAGCGTCAGCGAAAAGAATGAAGAATTCAGCTTTGAATGATTCTATTTCGCTAGACGCTCCTTTTATTTTAAATGATGATGGTAATTTCCATTCATTAGGAGACTATATTCCTGATAAGAAAAATCCTTATGATGAATCTCCAGAAGTAAATTTAGTTGAAGATATTATTGTTAGACAAGAATTAGAATTAAATTCAGAAATGTTGATGGATAAACTCACTTCATTAGAAGCGGACATTTTTGTTGAATATGGTCACAATTCATCATACAAAGAAATTTCTCACACATTGAATGTTCCAGCTAAATGTGTTGACAATGCACTCACTAGAATTAGAAAAAAAGCATCAGAAGTTTATGTTCAATTCAAGGATGATGAGAACAATGATGCTACTCATAAGAAGCCAAAAGGTAGATCATGATAAACTTTCTTCGCACAGCATCTGTTTTGGATAATTTAGGGTGTTTCAAGCTTGCTGACAAATTTACCAAAGTAGCAATTGATTCTTCTGATTTAGATTTTGATCAAGTATATAAAAATCCTGAGACATTTTCTGATTTTGCCTTAACCAGAGCTAGAAAAGAAGGCAAAGATCCTATTGAAGTTTTGGGTGATGATAACTTCACTTTTGATAGTTCAAAAGATCCTGTCGAACAAATTGCTGACAAACATAAAGGCACAAGAAAACATTTTGAGCTTTATCCTCAAATTTTATTATTTCCTGAAAGTGGTGTGTGGAAATTTTTCTTTATGGATCCTTTATCTTTTAAAGCACTATCAAAAGGTTCTGACAAAGAAGGCAAATTACTTACAGATCAATTGTCTATTCCTGGTTTAGAAGAATTATATAGTGATGAAGAAGATGCAGAAGAAATTCACCACGATGTTGTTTTTACCACTAATTTGCCTTTAGAAGATTATAGTAAAGAAGAAGCAATAAGTAAGATAAGACAAAAATTCCCTGACGCCCACGTTGATGTTCAATTCAATGGTGTGGATGACAGGGAATTTTTCGATGAAGAAAAAGATATAGACTTAACCTAAACTTCTTCTAAAATTATAAACTTTAGCAGTCTTGTCTTCATCTCTCTCTATTACAAGATCTATTTGTTTATCATCTTTTTCAGCATCTTCAAATCCTGGAAAATTGCCTGATGGTCTTCCTGGTCCTTTATATCTAGGAATAATAACATCAATTTTTCTACCGCTTGGAATTGGTTCTGTTTGTTGAATTTGGAATCTTGAATGCTGTCTGATGTCTTGAGCTGTTGGAGGATCTTGTGTCTTTTTAGCTTGTTCTCTTAATTGCTCGTTTTCTTTTCTTCTATCTTCGCCTTCTGGATTTACAATATCTGTAGTGAGTAGTCCATTAGCCACAGCTTCTGCAATTTTTGAATAATAGTCAGACATATATCCTTCAACTACAGCTTCAGAAACATCCTTAACATCAAAGATTAACATTTTCCCAGATTCTACCAATTGGGTTTCTACATCTTTCAATTCTTCTTCTAGATGTGTTCTTTCTGGGGAATAAATAGGTGTAGATTGTATTTGTTGAGCTAATTGATTTTTCTTTGCAATCAAGCCTCTTCTAAAATCTCTTCTGCCTTGAATTTGAAATGTTTCGTGAAAGATCATTTCAAGTCTATTTCGTTGACGCTGTAATTTTTTATTAATTGCTTCAAGTGGGTCTGTTAATTTTATAGTTTGACCAGAATCAGATGTGAAATTACCAAATCTTCCAGCTTCCATGTCTGCAAGCAATCTTGTAGCATTAGTCCCACCTGACATTAAGTGAACCATTTCATCTTGAATATCTAAAATCCATTGTTCTTTGGCAGCATTGTAGATTCTTCTATCAGACATCAGGTTACCAATATGAGCATCAAATATCTTTGAAAGATAAGGAATATCTCCGTGAATTCTTGCATAAAGCTCTGATGGATTAGAAATGTATGCTTCTTCTGGTGTCAATTCTGGATTTAATGCAATAGAATCTTGCATCATCAAATCACCAGACTGTAAATATTGCAATGCGTGAGCAACTTCGTGTCTTCTGGTAGCTTCAACATAATTTTGATCGCTCATACCGATATTTTGTGCTAATGCTTGATGATACGCAAGTTGATTCCATATATCTGTTTTAATCAAGATAGCTGGAACTGGTCCCCTATCTTTTGTTGGAAATCTTGGAACAAATAATCCGCCCCATTTTTCATCGAGCATATCTACGGGACCAATTTTCAGTTTTGGAGCATTATTTTCATTTAAAAAACTTTGCAAGCTCCAAGTACTGAATTCTATAATTACCATCTGATCAGCATATGTTTCGATATCTTCATCATTAACACCAGCAAAAGGACCCTCTTGCTTCATACGATCTTCATAAGATTGATATATTTTTCCAAAAATTTCGTCTGATTTTTCTTTTTGTCTTAATTCACTTTCAGAAATACCTTCTTGAATTGGTTGATTTTTGGGACCTTTTCCGTATGCATAATTGAAAGAAGTTTCTGATGCTTTAGTAATTGTAATTACATTCTGTTGTGCAGCTTTTTCCAATAAAGCCAAACCATCAGATTGAATTTTTGCTTTAGCTGCAGTTCCACGAGCAACGATTTTATTTTTTATCTCATCACCCAAACTACTTAAAAGATTGATATCAAATTTTTCAAAATCTTCTGGGTTTTTTTCCAAATACCTGATGATCACTTCAGGCTTTGCAATTCCTTTTATGATGTACATAGGTTGACAATTATCACCTAATGAATCTACATACTCAGTAAATTTTTTACTTCTTTTAAGTTTTCCAACAAGCAAAGGATTTGATCCAAGTTCATATTCACCAATTATGTTATATAATCTTTTAACAAAAGGAGATGTAAATTCATCATACTGGGAATATTCTTCTAAATTAGTAAGTGTGTCAACTAAAGACAATGTAGGTAATCCCATAACCAAGTTGACAACATCTTTTTGTTCTATATCAGATTGATTTAATATTTGAATGATCATATGTAAAATTTGAGGTGGGTCAATTCCTGAAAAAAGAAAACTTTTTAATAAGGGCAGATAATTCTTTATTTCACCACTCCAAATTGTTTCTATAGCAGCTTCGTAGCTTTCAAACTTTTCCAATTCGGGCTTCTGTTGTTTCAATTGCTCTATCAATAAATTTCTTTGTTCAGAATCAGGTATTCCCAATAATGCTTTGTCATCACCACGCATCATAAAAAGAGCGAGAGAATCACTTATTTCGGTACCTTTTCTAACTAATAAATTAAGTGTCGTAAATCCTATACCTAGAGTAGAGTTAACATATGCTTTTGCTTTTTCAGCATCAGGAATTTCGTCACCTAATTTATTGCCTTTTTTACCTTGAGATTTTGCAAAACTATTTAATTTCCCCAAAAAATCAAGAACTTTCATCATATCTGTATTGGCAGAACTACCTTGCTTTTTCATTTCATTATCAATAAATTTTGATAATCCGCTAGCAAAACTCGTTATGTCTGCCATTGCAACGATATCACTTTTAGCTTTTTCAAAATATTTATCTAGTATAGAATCGTTATTTTTACCTTTTTCTATTTCAGCTAAGAGCTTGAGCATAGCAGTCATAGTTGGCATGTTAGTTGAACTATAAAATGAAAAATCTTTGAATGTTCTAGAAAAAGATCCACTCCAAACAACTTCTTTAGTTGAAAGAACATCCCAGGCAGTTGCTGATTCGATAATTTTTGAGTACCACATATTTAGTTTATTTTACATTTATCCCCAGAAACCCTTGATTTTGAAAGGTAGGCTTGGTAATATTCTTTTATGGAAACTTCAACTGTTGATGTAGTTATCGGTATGCAGTATGGTGATGAGGGCAAAGGTAAAATTGCTAATCAACTGGTAAGTACTGGTAATTATGATTATGTCGTCCGCTTTAATGGTGGAGGCAATGCTGGTCATACAATTTACCTCAATGGAGAGAAAATTGTTACACACCTTGTTCCTTGCGGCATTCTGCATGGTATTCCTAGTATCATCGGTAATGGTTGTGTTATCAATACGCAAAAATTATTTGACGAACTTAAATATCTTGAAGGATTTGGGTTTGACACATCAATCCTTAAAATAGCAGAAAACGCACATATAATTACCCAAGAGCACATTGACGAAGATTCCAAGGATACAAAAATTGGAACAACTCGCACTGGAAATGGACCTTGTTATCGAGACAAGTTTGCCCGTATAGGTCTTCGTGCCAAAGATGTTCCAGAATTAGCTCCATATCTTGTTGATATGCATAGTCTTATTCATTCTTCCCCTAAGAGCTTTTTAGCCGAAGGAGCTCAAGGTTATTGGCTTGATGTTGACTTTGGCGATTACCCTTATGTCACATCATCAAATACAGGTGTAGGAGCAGTATTAAATAATGGTTTCAATTATAAGCAAGTACGGAATGTTATCGGGGTTATCAAGTGTTATTCTACCTATGTTGGAGCTAAAGGATACCAAAAAGATGACGAGCGATTTGAGCAGCTCAGAGAAATTGGTCAAGAGTATGGAGCCACTACAGGACGACCAAGGCAAATTGACTGGCTAGATCTTGATGAAGTTAATGAAGCTTGTAAAATGAACGGTGTTGACTTCTTAATTGTCAACAAAATGGATGTTCTTCGACAGGTAGATAGTGCTTGGAATTTGTATGAAGATCAAATGGTTGTAAGTTGCAGTGATGAAAATAGCTTTATGAATCGTATTTCAAATTATTTAGATTCATCTATTGACATTGAATTCCAAGGACAACTACATTGAAATTTAAGTTGAATAAGGCAGAGCATCTTGTATGTTTTGCCTTGCTTAATAAAATTGAGAAATCTAAGCTATCGATGCGAGAAAACAAAGCATCATCTAGTAGTCTTATATTTCATTCTTCTGATGGCAAGTTGTATGTGCAGTCAGAAAATAATTTTTGCTGCTCTAAGTTTTTACTTAAGAATGTTGAACCTACAGAAGATGGCACTTTTGGGTTAGATATATCTTCTTTTTTTAATGCTGTAAATATTTTTCCAACAGAAGAAATACAGTTTATTTATAATGTTGAAGATAATTTACTCATTTTTGGAAATAAGAAAACTAGAGTGTCTTTGGCTACGGCTCCTGTTGATAACTTTACAGTAGATTTTTCAAGTAATTTAGAGCCTTTGGACATTACTGTTGATGATTTTGTTCACAGTGTTAAGATGACTTCATTTTCTTGTGCCCCAGATTTTGATGAGCATCCTTATACTTCTATTCTCTGGTTTATTGAAGATGGTAAAATTAATACTCAATCTTCAGACAAACATAGAATTAGTGTGTTTGGCAAGAAGTATGAATTACAGCCATCTTACTTAATTTCAAAAACTATCTCTGATATTGTTTTGTATTATGTGGAAAAAGTATCAGGAGTTGTCTTTTCTCTCTACAACAACAAGCTTTATCTATCTTGGGATGGTGGAGAATTGTTTTGTAATCTTGAGAAGAATACTTTTGAAAAGATATTCTCAAATTTTAATCAATTCTTTAGTAATCATTTTTTCTTATCTCTTGAGTTAGAAAAAGATGCATTAGTTAAGTCAGTAAAGTTTGTGTCGAGCATTGCAAATTCTCATATGATAAGCTTGGGTCTAGATATCAATAAGCTTGTAATTTCTGGAAACAGCAATGAAAAGAACGCTGTTGTTGACACAATTGATATAGAGAATTACGAACTATTTTCAGTATCGTATGTATCTTCAAATTTAATTAGAGCTTTAGATTTGCTTGACAGTAAGAAAATAAAACTAAATTTTATCAAGCATAATGATTTTATTTTGCTTATGCTAGAAGCAGAAAACTTCAAGCATATACTGTTCCCAATGGATTAATATGTTTCCAAGAATTTATTACGGATCAACCACTTTAGCATTGAATAAGATCAAGGAAGAATTCCCTGGTCTTATTCTTTGTATCGATAACAATGTTGAAAAGATTGTTAACGGTTATTCAAAATTCTTTGACAGTAACAATATTTACATTCACACAAATGTTTCAAATGAAGACATAAAGCTCATTCAAGATAAGAGTGAAAAACTAGGAATCAAACACATCATTTTATATGAGGATGATAGCTTTGATGGTAGATTATCTCTCATTGCCAAAGCCAAAAAGAACAGCTTGATTTTTGATTGTAGTTATCCGCTTGCTGGAGATTCAAATTCATTAAAGCGTCATATCAATAATTTTGTTATGAAAAACAATGCGAATATAAATGGTGAGACTTTGAATAGTTTAGTTCAAATTTGCCCTATTTTACGTATTAAATCAAAGCAATCCGGTAGTAAGAAAGAAATCCTTTGCTACGACATTGATATTTTATTTAAAGAATTAGAAAAGATTATTTCTTACACAGATAAAATATTTTTACGTGATATTTCAAATGCTTCTTTCAATGAAGAATGCGACATATTCGAATTTATCGATAAACTGATGAATAAAGATCTAGACTATTGCTTGACAAAGATAGATCTACTAATTGATTCTATGGGTGAGCAAGGGTTTTTATTGGTTCTTTTAAGCCAATTGAACTTTATGCTTGTAATATCAGAAACCAATAAGAAATTTCATCCACTAGCAGAAGTTCAAGAAATTGTTGAATTACGGGATATTTTAGGCAAGTATTTAGATGATGAATACAAAGAGCCAACATTCACTGTTAAAGCTCAAAATCCAATAAGAATTCGCATACAATCGGGCAAAGAGAATTTATATAGTCCAGCCCAGTTTTCTAAAATGATTACTTTGGTAGTTGATAGTATTATTGACTTACGTTCTAATGGCTCTGTCAATCATTCTGTACCAATATTGATTTCAAAACTGGCATCTGTATAAATTTCTTATGGCCGATCAGAACTACGACGAAATAAATAAATTACTATACGAATACAAAGCTGGTAATGAATCAGCATTGTATGAATTGTATGAATTTTACAAACCATTATTCATTTCATCAGTAAAAAGAATTCTCTATAAGGAACCAAGACTTTCACCTTACAGAGAAGATATTTTGGGAGATACATTATTTGTTTTTATTAAATTAATAGACCAATATGACCCTAAATTATCTTATTTTTCGTATTTTTTATCTACTAGAATTGATATTAATTTATTTCGTTATATTTCTGATAAATATTTTCCAAAAGAAGAATTGGTAGAAGAAGTAGAATTTCAAGAACAATATGAAGATCCTTTTAATAAAATCGATAATGTAATATGCATTCATCAAGCTTTTGAAAAATTAAATGATAAAAGTAAAGAAGTGATACAGGTTTACTTCTTTGAACAATTGGATCAAAAGGAAGCTTCTGAAAAATTAGGAATTACTCAAGGTGCGTTTTCTAAAAGACTTTCTAAAGCGCTAGAACAAATGAAAAATATACTGGGAAAAGATTTCTTGTTTGATTAATGGAATATTTTTTTTGATTTCTCGTATTATATAAATATGTTCCACAAAAACCTCTAAGACATTACAAGTACGTCTGGAGGTTTTATTATTTAAAATATCCTTTCATTTATGAGGATCAAAAATCAAAGGGAGATAAGAGAAGTGTCTGAAAACAACTCAAATGACATGATTTACAACTGGCGTAATGAATTACGTTCAAACAACGATGGCGTTCTCATTGTTGCAAATAGTCAAGCTCAAAAATACAAAAATCAAGGTTTCAATAAGTCAGAAGTTGTAGAATTACTCGCAGCTGATAATTTTGATTTAGACGTTGCTAATAGAATTGCTTCAAAGTTGTTTGATTCTGCTAAAGAAGTAGAACAAAACACTGCTATTGAAGTTGCTGTAATTCCAACAAGATATTCTGACTGTGCTCCTGTTATTGAAAGATCATTAACTAAATTTTCTGCAAAGGAATTCGTCAAGAGACTTTGTGGTGGTCCTCATTCAATCGTAAAGACTGATGAAAAAGGATTAGGATTTTGGTTAAGAATTACTGAAGCTGCTAAAGATAGTGCTTCTGGTAAAAATCATTTACACGCATCATTGAGACCTTACATTGAAGAAACACTTCTTAACAATGTTCTTTTAGCACAATCTCAAGAAGCACAAATCAAAACTGCTTCAAAAACCAAATTTGTTGTCTCTATGAAGAAGGGATCTGCTGAAGTTGATTTATCAAATGCAACTTCATCAAGTGACAAATTTATTGGTGGAAATTATGTTGACTTTGGACTTGCTGATGAATTTATGGTCAAAGCTGCTGATACAGTTTCCCCATATCAGAGATTGAAAAGAGCTCTCAGAGACTAACTAACAATCTTGACTCTTGAACAAGCCGCTTTTAAGCGGCTTGTTTGTTTTGTATAACTAAAGAAATGGAATCAAAAAAAGAAACTGTAGATGCACTCATTGTTCCTGATGAAGGACCAAAGAAAGCATCTAAAATGTTCAGGGATTTGAAAGAAGGGGACAAACCATTAGCGCCTCTTCCCCCTGATAATATGAGTGATATATCTTATCCTCAATTTATGGAACCAAGATGCGCAATTTGTACTTCGCCTTTCAGAGATTTAGCTGAACACGTATATCTTGATTCTGGACGTAAAAATCAATCAGTAATTAGATTCTTCCTACAGTATTTTGATGCACAGATGAACTGGATGCAGATTAATACTCACATGGAACAACACTGTGATTTCAAAAAAATCTCAACTTCAGGCCTTAAGAATTACGAGCAAAGAGAAGAACTTATTGCTCCTTGGATTTTTCGTGAACATCATCTAGCGTTAACTGCATTACTTGTAGAACTTGATGATGTAAGAGGGATTGACTGCTCTAAAAACAATGATATGAAATTAAAAAGAGCAGCAATGGTAGAAAAGTTAATTTCTAAAATCTTACATTTAAAAGAAGTTAGAGATAACCAAGGTATTTACAATATAAACATTTTTGAAATCTTAGCAAAATTGCATGAAAAAATGGATTCTGAAAATGATAAAAGAATTATCAGAGAAGAAATTGTTGCCTTGAGAGAAAAGATCCAACAAGATAATTAATGAGAAAACAAACACAAGTTCCTAAATCTCCAACAGAATTAAGAAACCAATTACTTCAACAAGCTAATACCGTCACTGCATTATTCAAAGACACAGAATATGCAGATGATTTTGTTGATGAAATTGCTCCTGCCACAAGATCAGAAGTTGCTCCTCCGCCAAAACCTCCTAAAGATAGATTTAACCCTGACCAAATTGTAGATATTATTACATTTATTGAGCATCCTTATTTTTGTAATCTTAAGCCTTATCCCTGGCAAAAACTTATCTTAAAGTGTTTTTATATGGGACAAGAAGGCAATACCAATCTTGTAATAAATGAATCTGATAATCAAGAAGATTGTAGGGGATGTGTTTGGGATTATGTTCAAAAGAATGAGAATGAATTTTTAAAAGCCCGTGCAGAAAAAAGACAATTTAAAACAATTTTTAATGTTGTCAATTCTCCTTGTTTGCAATGTAAGCGTCTTGGCAATGATGTTAGAGAAGAAAGATATAAATTTGCTAAAGACGAAGCTACAAACCCAGATGCTGAAAGACAAGTAGAAATATTAGAAGCAAGACCAATTATTGATGCATTCCAAAGTGAATATGACTTACTTTATTCTGAAGAATTTGATCCAAAATTGAGAATGCAAGTTCAAGAAAAATGTACTAAAAGATACAAATTTGAAGAACTAGTTTTAGTACTTGGCAGACGTTCGGGAAAATCGTTCTTAGTGTCTGCTATGGCTCTTTATGAATTATATAGATTGATTTCTATGGGACATCCTCAAGCTAGATATGGTTTGATGGAATTTGACGAGGTTGTTATTCTTAACGTTGCTCGTAATGAAGAACAGGCTAAAAAAGCAATCTTCTCTAAAATCAAGCAAACAGTTTTAGCTTCTCCATTTTTTGCACCTTATATCGGCAAAGATACAGAGCTTGAAATGCGATTCTACACTGAACACGACCGAGAAGAGAATGTAAGAAGAAAAGAGCAAAATATCAATCTTTTTGCGGGTTCTTTAGTTTTAAGATGTGGTTCTAGTAATGCTTCAGGTCTTGTTGGTTTAACTTGTTGGACTATCATTATGGACGAAGTTGCTGCTATGGCTGGAGATAATCCTGAATCTGGTGTTGACTATGCTCTCTATGATGATTTGAAGCCATCTCTTGCTACATTTGGTAAAGATGGAAAAATGATGCTTCTTTCCAACCCTAAAGGTCCTCTTGGGTTGCTTTATGACTTACACGAAAATAGACAAGAAGATCCTACTACACTTGTGATGAGACTACCAACTTGGCTTACTAATCCAAACATTGATAAAGAATGGTTAGATGGTCAAAAGAAAAAAGATCCACAAGAATTTCAAATGCAATATGGTGCTGAGTTTGGAGCATCATCATCTGATCCAATGTTTAACTCTGAAGACATTGACAGAATGTTCTCTTCAATGTCTATGGTAAAAAGAAAAGAACAAGCAGAAGGACATTTTGAATATTTCTGTCACTTGGATCCCGCACGTACATCTGACTATTATGCTCTTGTAATTGCTCAT